TTTAAGCAATCAGCTGAGTTGTACAAAGCTTACGCTATAAAAGAAGTTGACAAGGCTGTAAAGGCTATGGAGGTAGAAGCTAGAGCTAAAGCAGGTAACTTACCTAGACTAAAATCTAACGCTAAAAAACCATATACAAGAACAGGCAATTTATCAAGAAGTATAGCATCAACGCCTTATCAAAATGGATATGCCTTATTCTCAATGGGTAGCAAAACAGTAAATTATGCTCCTTATGTAGAATTTGGTACAGGTAAAGGATTCAGAATACCAAGATATAAATTTAGCACTAGAAAGCCATTAGATAAATTAGCATCTGAATTTACAGGATCAGAATTAAGAAATTACAATATGAAGTATAGACCGTTCTTTTTCAATACGTTTGATGAGAAATATGCAACATTGATAAAAAGATTAAAAAGCTTTAAAGTAAGCTAATTGCATATAAATATATTTCATTAAATTTGTACAAAATCAATACCATGACAATTACATTAAACGAAGAGCAGGTAAAACAATTAGACGCATTTATTCAAGAAATGCCTACTAAATTTGGTTTACCTTTAACCCAGTTCTTATCAAAACTTGCTCAAGAGCAAAATCCTGAGGAAGTAAAAGCTGAAACAGAAGCTTAATGAAAGATTGCGGATACGCTATAAGAAAGGCTTATATAGATAAGTTAGCATCACAAAGTTTTTCTTTGGGTGTTTACGATACTATTGCACCTGATACTGTAGAGCCTCCGTTCTTGCTTATAAGCAGCCAAACATCTTTGGAAAATAGCGACAAACAGAGTTATAACTTTGATGTTACTATTCAATTTGATGTTGTGTATAGAACCTTTAAGTCAGGTGAAGTAGGGCAGAAATCGGTAGACCAGTGGGCTAACGAATTGTTAGTGATCATAGGCGTTAATGTGCCAGATTACCCAAGTGCTTCTCCTGACTTTAAAATAGTTACTCGTAAGATGACAAGCAATATTGCTACCTTTGACTATGTAGATGAAGCTTATGTATTTAGAAGAGTAATTACAATGGAACATTTCGTAACTCAAATATTATAAAAAATTAAAATAAAATAAAATGCCAACAACAGGAATTTTTAATGGTACAAACCTAGTAGTTCTAGTAGGAAGTGAAGTAATAGCTCACTCTACATCATGTTCTTTATCTGTAAGTGCTGACTTACCAGATGCAACAACTAAATCAAGTGGCGGATGGGCTGAAGAAATTGCAGGATTGCGTTCTTGGTCTTTAACAACAGATGGTCTTGCTACAGTAGAGCCAACAAATGTTAACTATTCAGTAGGAGATATTTTCTCTGCTTTAAATGGTAGAACAGCGGTTACTGTTAAATTTACAACAGCTACAGGTTCAACTTTAGTTGTAGGTGATTTAGCATGGACTGGTTTAGCATTTGTAGAGAGTTTAGATATTACTGCTGACATGGAATCTCCAGTAACTTACTCTGCTTCTTTTACAGGAACAGGAGTATTGACTCAAGCTGCAAATCCATCAGTATAACACCAACAACACTAAAAACACCAAAATATGAGAGGACATTTTGAACTATCCCTAAGCGATGGGACTAAGATACCTATGAGGTTTTGTACATGGTCTTTAAAGAGATTCTGTCAACTACAAGGTATTGGACCATCAGATATATCAGAAGCATTATCAGGTAATCAATCTTTAGATGCGATTACTAATTTGCTTAAATCAGCAGCAGAATATCCATTGTATAGTCAAGGGATAACTCCAAGCTTTACGGACATAGAAATATGTGACTGGATTGATGATATGGGTGGATTAGGAAGTAAGAAGTTCCAAGATGTTATGGCTGCTTTAGCAGAGAGTATGAATAGTGGTTTGGAAGAACCTTCTAACAAAAAAGCTGCAAAAGACGCTGTAAAAAAAAATTAGAGTGGATTGATATTGAAAGATATACAATGGGGGAGTGCCAAGTGCTTCCCCATTTGTTTTGGGATATGACGATGGCTGAGTTAGATTATGTATGGTATGGATACCGTCATAAAGAAGAACAAGAATGGATTAAGGTTAGATGGCAAACTACTCTTTTAATAAATATCCAACTACCAAAAGGTAAAAAGATAAAGCCAAATGAGCTTTTGCCACTTGACTGCGATAATCGTAACTTTGTAAAGCAAAGAGTGATGACACCTGAAGAACTTAAAGAGGTCTTAAAAAAATACGATAATATAAAGAAATAGGATAATGGCAGATAATCAAGTAGACTTAAAATTAAACCTCGATTTTCAAGGGGTTAATGATGCATTATATCAGATGATTGGTCAATTTAATGGTACTGACAAAGAGTTCCAAAAAATTGCTGATAGTATTCAAAAGAATGCTAAGAAGTTAGAAGCTTCTATTTTGCTATTTGGTCCTGCTTCTAAACAAGCTGCTAATGCTCAAAAAGCTTTAGAAGCTAATATGGTTACGTTGGTATCATACGGTGTAAAACCAGAGATAGCTGCAATTGCTACATTGCAACAAAATTTTACCACTCTTAATAATACAATGTCTGTTACTCAGGCAGCAACTAATAAGACTACAGCATCACTTAATGCTCATACAAGTTCATTGAAACAAAACAATCAAAAGTATACAGCATTTGCTTTAATCTTACAAGATTTACCTTTCGGGTTTAGAGCAATACAAAATAACTTACCAGCACTATTAGGAAGCTTTGCTGGTGTAGGAGGTGCTGCATATTTAGCATTTTCGGCAATTATTGCTGGTTTTACATTTTACGATGAAGCATTAAGAAAAAGTGCATCCGCTGCAAAAAAATTAAAAGAAGAACAAACTAGTTTAAATGATGAAATATTAAATAGTAAACAAAATGCTTTACAACAAGGATATTTATTAAATCAGTACATAGAAATTGCTAGAAATGCTACATTAAGTGATAAGACTAGAAATGAAGCACTTAAACAAGCTAATACATTATATGGTGAACATAATGAAAAATTAACATTAGCAAATATAAATACTAAGGCTGTTAAAGAAAGTGTAGATGGCTATATTCAAAGCCTAATACAAATGGCTGTTGCACAAAAGTATTCTGATCAAATTGCTAATAATATTATTGAAAGTGATAAAATTAAAGCAAAACTTGATGATAAAAATTTAATAAGACAAAAATTAACAGCAGAAGTAAGAGGAAAGCAAACAAATGAGTCTAGAGATTTATTAGACGTATACGAAGACCTAAGACGAGTTAACAAAGAAATATATGAAATTGAAATAGAACAAGGTAAAAATGTTACAGAATTAACTAATTTAACGAATAAATATTCCGAATCTTTAGTAAAGGCAACTGAATTAAGTGCTAAATTTGGAAAAGTTGAAAAAGCTAAAGTTGGTAAAGATAAAAAAGAACCTAAAGATACATATTCAAAAGACTTTTTAGATGCATTAAAAGAAGAAGAAAAGTTATTTGTAGATAGTTTAGATAATCAATTATCATACGCAGAAGGTAATGACCAAAAAAAGGTACAATTACTACAAAAAGCAATGACTGATTTAGTTGCTTGGTATAATCAAGGTATAATTGAAGAAACTTTTTATCAAAATACAATAGCTGATTTATTTAAAAAAACTTTTATATTAAAAGAAGATTTATTAAAAAAGGAAAAAGACGCAAAGCAAAAATCTGATAAAGAATTAACAGAAAGTGCAATATATTTTACTGAACAAAGAATAAAAGCAGTTCAAATAGAAGCAGATGCTTCAATAAAGGCTAATAGGGGTAATTATCAAGCTCAAAAACAAGCATTAGAAGAGGCTATTGTAAAATTAGCTGTTTTCAGAATGGCAGGTATAGGAGGTGCAGAAGCTATTTTAAAATTAAATGAAGCATTAACTAATACAAAAGCTAAACTTGATGGATTAGTTAATCCTATGGAAGCATTTAATAACTCTTTAACAACTATTCTTAGGTCTACATTAGAGAATTTAGCAGTAGCATTAGGAGAAGGTTTAGGTAAAATGTTAGCTGGAGGAGGAGGAATTAAAGAATTAATGAATAATTTTCTAGGTATATTGGCAGATGGTTTAATACAAGTTGGTAAATTAGCAATTAGTACAGGTCTTGCAATCATTGGTATAAAGGCTGCATTAGAGTCTTTAAACCCAGTTGCTGCAATTGCGGCAGGTATTGCATTAGTTGCATTAGGAACTTATGTAAAATCTAGGCTATCAGATCAAGCTACAGCATTCGCTAATGGAGGTATCGTATCAGGTCCAACATTAGGTCTTATGGGAGAATATCCTGGAGCATCAAGCAATCCTGAAGTAATTGCTCCTTTAGATAAGCTTAAATCACTAATAGGTGAATCAGGCGGAGGACAATTAGAAGCTAGAATTAGTGGTAATGACTTATTAATATTAATGAACAAGGCAGGTAGAAACAATAATAATACGTTCTAATGGCATTTATAAACCCAAAATACGAGATAATATTTGATGATGTATATGCCACACCTGATGGCACAAACACTGTCTATAGGGCTCAGATTTACAAAGACGGCTATTCTAGCGGTACTATATTTCCATTGACTGCATCAAATAGTCCTTTTATTATAGAAACTATAGATACAGATGGTGATGCATTTACTCCAATATTAGCGACAAGAGCAACTTTAAATATTGTAAAGAACGATTATCAACCTAGCACTAACTATGCTAATTTGTTACAAGACTTTTTTACAGCAGATGATAATGACTATATGGTAGTTATTACAAAAGGGAGTTATAATGGTTCTTACACATGGAATAATATAATATGGAGAGGATTTTTTATACCTGTAGATAGTGTTCAATTTTCACCTGTAAATCTAAATAGTTTATCATTGACATTTGTTGATGGTTTAGCTAGGACTAAGAACAAGAAATACTACTTCAATCTAACAAATGGTATTGGTTTTAATTCAGAGGATCAAGTAAGCTTAAAAGACTTACTTATTGATTGTTTTAGTAAGACTGAGTTTACTTTAGATGTATGGATTAATGAATACTATAAAACAGCAAATATAGCTTCTAGAAACATAGAAAATATGTATCTAAAGAAGAATTACCTAATGGAGCAATATGGAGAATATCTAAGTTATTATGATATTTTAGAATATGCTTGTAATAGGTTTGGATGGGAATGTTTTTATAAAGAAGATAAGTGGTATTTAACTTGCTATGGTGCTTTAACAAGAGAGTCTACAATAGCTTATTATGTTTATAATAGTGCAGGAGTTTATCAATCTACTCAAACAGTAGGCAATACTACAACGGTTGCTATAGATAGTACTAATAACTTTAAGCAAATTAGCCAATCATTAATGGTTAGTTTTAATAGAGCACAAAAGTCTTATACTCAGTTTAGTCCAATATATAACGTAAAGCAACTTGTTGCTAATGGATGGTTTTTATCTTGGTCAGGAACAAATAATGCTGACGCATGGATTGAAACAGGAATGATAGGAAGTAAACTTGATCCCACGAATGGTGGACTATATACAACAGATTCTACTACAAGTCCTGGTGAAACTAATAAAGCATTTAGGTCATTTAATAATGATGTTAAAATAGGCGACTATTTAAACGTAAGATGGTTAGATTATAAATATAACTGTACGGCTAGGTATTGGGTAAGAATTATACCTTCTGATAACTCTGCTGCTCAGTATTTAGATAATACAGGGGAGTTTACAACAACTGTAACATATCTTAATGATTACCCTGTAGCATTCCCTAAGCAAATATTAGTACCTATTGATGGTTCTATAGATGTTGTTATTTTAAGACCATTAGAAACAGGTACTGGACCATTTTTAGAATTATACTATTTTTTAGTACAAAATACTGGTCCTTCATCACAGATTTATAATTATGATTCATACAGAGAAATAGGTAGTAAGGATTCTCAATTTAAGCCAGAAGAAGGTGATAACTTTGCTTTAGGCTTTATGTACAATGACATATTTAAGAATAATGATACAGGTGCAAGAGCTGCAAATAGTCCTAAAGATGTATCAGCGTCTTCTTATGTTGGTATGTACACTACAAGTAATAATAGTGGGTTTTTTAATCAGTTCGGCAGAAATGCTACAGGAAGCACAGAGTTATTTACTCTAGTTGCTCAAGACATTGGCACAGACCAAGTACAAACACAAACCATAATAGAAGGTCAATTTAAGACCATAGGTTATTGGTTAAATAGTAAGTTTACTTATTCTTATGATAATGTAAATACTTATACATATTTATTAAAATCTTTTAAGTGGGATTTAAAACAAGCAGTCCAAGAGTCAGTACTAAAGAAGATAAACTACAACGGAACAACCATAGACATAGACATATTTAAAAACTTAAATACTAGGAAATAATGCCATCAGTAATAAACGGAACTAATATACTTCTTTTTCAATATAATACTTCAACTGCCGTTGGGGTTCCTTTTGCAGCAGCTACAAACTGTACATTTACTACAAGTGTAGATCAGGTAGAAGTTACTACTACAAACTCAAGTTCATTTAAGGAGTATTTAGGCTCTCAGATTAATTGGAGCATATCTGCTGATGGGTTTATCTGCCTTACTGATTATTCTTATTTAACCTTACTTACTAAACTAAGAGCAAAAGAGCAAATAGTCGTTAAATTCCAAATTAACAATGATAATGGTGATGGTACAGGTACTTTAGGTTATAGTGTATTTACAGGTCTTGTAAATATTGTTAGTTTAGATATGACTGGTCCTGTTGAGGGGGCATCAACATATAGCGTGTCTTTACAAGGTACTGGAGCTTATACAATAGCAGGAACTCAAGTTACACCTACAGGTGTGGTAGTTACAGGCTCTAATGTAGTAATGTTTGATTATACTGCTGCAGGAGGAGAAACAACTGTAACTTTCTCAGGTGCTATTGGTAAGGTTTGCGTAAGTGTTTCAAGGGGTGGTGTAGAGGTTAGAAGTATTGCTACTTCAGGAGTGCCTACAAGTGAGAATGTAACCTTTAACGCATCTACAGGAGTCATTACCTTTGCAACGGCTAGAGCATTGGCTGCTGATGAGTTTATTAGAGCAATTTTTAAATAGAAATTAGAACATGAGTAATCAATTACAAA